GTGCTGTTATAATAGGACTTACGGGAGGGACGGTTTCCCGTCCGCTCCCTGCCTCGGCTTACTTGCCGGGTTTAGCCTTGCTCGGTTTTGGCTTTACAAGGGTGATTGTAACCTTGACTCGTTCCACCGTGTCGTTACGTTCAACCGCTTTCGCCAATTCCTGCAAGGCTTTTTCTATGTTGTCCATAGCGTTTCTCCTTTCCTTTAGGATGTACTCATTATATCATACTACTATTAGTATGTCAATAGGTCAAAACGAAAAAGTGCAAAAAATAATCCCCGGCACGGAGCCGGGGATTTACTCTATTCCGAGGAGCCAAAGGGCGGACACGCCGAGGACACGGGCAAAGACGGGTATCTCGTAATCGGGAATAAACCGCGTCCCGATTTCGATACGGCTTATCGAGTCCCGCTCCATTGTTACGCCCTCGACCTGCACCCGCGCCGCGAGGTCGCTTTGTGAGAGCCGGAGCTTTAGCCGTGCCTCGCGGATGCGCTCGCCGCTTATATTCTTCTTTCCCTCAAAATCATATATCCGCAAGCTCTCGCCTCCCGTGTGTTAATGTTCTGCATTTTTCTTGACTTTAGCACATACGCAACGCATAATTGTGTTAAAGGTCAGCAGACCGAAAAAATAGGAGGGAGTTACTCATACCATGAAAAAGCTCAAGACTTGGCAAATAGTATTACTCGTTATTTTCTATCCCGTCGGTATCTGTGTATGGATATATCGGGCTATCAAACGAAGCCAGTTAAAGAAAGCTCGGGAGGCCGAGCAAGCCGCGCTATCCGCCCGCCGGGAGGCCGAGCGCGCCGAACGCGAGAAATTCGAGGCCGTTCGTGCTCAAATCTCCCGCCACCGTAGCGAGCGCCGAGAGTGGCTCGATGCAAATTGCGACTACGTTTCTTTTAAGCTCGTCGGCGTGACATTCAATAACGACGACGGCGTAGGGCGCAATCGTCAAGATATTCTCCGCGAAATCGAGGAGGACGGCGAGCTCGATAATTTCTCCTATGATACATACGACTACGAGGGAAATACCGCCGTCGGCGTTTATTATAACGGCGAGCAAATCGGGAATATCGCGCAAACGGATTTGAAAAAGTTCCTTTCTCGTACCGTATGTGAGCTTGCAGATTTCGAGGTCGTTTCCGGCGAGTCTCGTCGCGGTATATGGGTCGGTTTCTATTTCAATAAATAACATTTGCACGGAGTTTTCCACCGCCGCACAAAAAGAAAAAGCGGGCGAGGCCATAGAGCCCCGACCGCTTTTTCTGCACGATTATACGTCGGAAAGATTGCCGAGAGCGCCCGCCGCCTCGAGTGCGCGGTAGATGATGCAAGCGACGGCCTCGCGTGTAATCGGCTGTTGCCAGCCGAAATTACCGGCTCCGTCGCCGTTGAAAATGCCCTTGCGCTTGCAGTATTCCGCCGCCTCTTTCGCCCATGCGGAGGGCGTGTCGCCGGTATCGGCGCAAGAGGTCAGTTGCTTTCTTGCCTCGTTAATATCCATGTCGAAAACCTCCTCGTTTCCAGAGAGGCGAGCCTTAAATCTCGCCCATTGTTCATTTCCGCTCGTGCCGTAATAGGCGTTCATGTCGTCGCCCATCCACGGGCGCGGACACCATTTCCCCGTAACGTCGTAATGCCGGACGACGTTCTCGGCGGGGATATTGTATTTCTCCATGAGAGCCCGCGTAAACTCTACGAGATTATCGACGGTCTTTTCGGTGAAATACCAATCCCGAGCCGCCGCGCTCCCGGCGGTCGTCTTATCGAGCTTATACGGGCGGACTTCAATCCCGATGCTGTTCGCGTTCCTGCATCTCGGATGAACGTATCCGCCGGACGTGCCACAATGCCACGCGATATTATTGTCCTCGACGCATTGATAAACGATATTCCCCTCGTCTAAACAGTAATGCGCCGAGGCTTGCCTATCGGCTCCGGCGAAGTAGTTCGCCACCGCCGCCGCCGTGCCGAGCGAGCCGAAATAGTGGATAACGATATACTCGATTTTCCGTCCCGCTCCGGCGCGCGTGAAGTTCCGGGAAATAATCCGCTTCTCCACCGTCAGCATAAATTATTCCCCCTTGAGAGTCTTGTCTACCGCGTCGCTGATTTTCTGCGTCTGCGTTCCGAAATAGAACGCGATAACGACCGTGTAGACCGTCATAAACTCTTGGCTCGTCTGCCCGGTAATGGCGAGGTACGCGAATACCCCGGAGAGCAAGAGCGTGACGAGGCTCTTTACGCTCAAGAGAGCGCCGAGCCGCTTCACGATGATTTCTTTCATTTTGCTACCTCCTTTTAGCAATCTCGTTTTGTTGCCGTGTCGTATGTAATTCCGCCGGTCGTGTTCTCGGCCTTGCTCTTATTGAGCGAGAACGAGAGCACGGTAGCGGTCGCGGCCTGTAAAAAGGCGATAAGGGCGGTCAAATATGGGAGCGAGCCGGTGTAGTTGTTGGCTACGGAAATCCGGCAGAGGTCGAGCGTCGTCATGGTCGATTTGTAGTCGATATAGAGGACGGCATAAACGAGGAGCTTTGAAAAGGAGAGATACCCCTTTGCAAAGCTCCATACCTCGAGCGCCCATTTTTTGAACTTCCGCCGCCGCGCCGCGCCTTTGCGGGCGGACATTATCCGTCCTCCCGCACCTCGCGCCCCTCGAGCCTGTCGATACGATGATGCGCCGACTTTGCCGAGCTCTCCACCGCCGACATACGCTCCGCCATGCCGATATAGCGCGCGTCCTGTGCGTCCTGCTTGCGCTCGATACGGTCGATGCCGCCTTTAATGTACCCGATTTCGGTCAACATTGTTCCGGCCTCTTTGCCCTCGCTCTCGCTGTCCTTTTTCGAGTTCCTATGAAAAGCGGCATAGCTTAACACGCCGCCGAGGATAGTCCCGAGGACTCCGATAATCGCTCCTACATAGTCCATTTTTAACCTCCGTTATAATTCGTAATAATCGAGTTTAACGGTCTGCTTTCCCGGCAATACGGGACACCCCCGAACGTGGTAAATCTCCCCGTCAACGATAACGCCCTCGCCCTCCGCCTCCGTGCATACGACATAGAGGCCGGGAGCGTCAAGCCTCACCCACAAGAGAGACTCCCGCCGCGCTATGATTTTGCCGTCGAGTTCGACCGTGTAGACCGCCCCGCTCATTCAACAAGTTTCCACCCCGCCGGATAGGTCGTCGGGGAGTATGCGTTTCCGTCGATAAGGCTCTCATACACGGAGCCGTTAAAGAGAACGCGGTCGCCCTTTTTGTATGCGTCGTGAGCGCCGGTCGGCTGTTTCCATTCGTCATAGCCGGTTGCCGGGTCTACCGTTACGCCGCTCCAAAGAGAGGCGGCGACCGGCGGAGTCCAATCGCTTTGCGACGTGTGCGCTTGTACGCAACGATAGAGCTTTCCGCCGTATTGTACTCTTGTCTCGACGGTGTACGCCTTGCCGTTCTCCCATGCCGGGAAAAGCTCGACGCACTCAAGCGCGGCCTCGTTGTCGAGCTCGAGCGCGGCGACTGCCCGCTCGATGATTGCCCGGAGCTTTTTCGCCTTTTCAACGGTAATCATTCCGCCGCACCCCCTAACAGAATATCGAGAACTTTATCGTTCTCGGCGAGCATGAGCGTACCGCTCACATTTTCCACGGAGCCGACCGGCTCGATACCGAGGAGCCCGCCGTCGGCGAAAGCGTAAACGAAGCCCTCGAGATATGTCGTCGTCTCGCCCGTCTCCTCGTCCTTGCGGTCGATTGCCATTTTGATGCAAAAGCCCCCGGCCTCCGCCTCGTCGCACGGGACATAGCACCCGTTTTCGTGTAGGCGGACATAGACAACGGTATCGGAGTAGCCGACGACCTTTCCGCCGCTTTTGATAGCATACATACGTTATCCCTCCATTTTCGGCAGCTCTCCGAGCCGCTTTTTATAAAACTCCTCGAGTTCCTGCGTGTTCATCGTGCGGAGGAGGTTTTTCCAATACAGATTTTCCGCCCCCGCCCATTTCTCCGGGTCGAAGTCCGACGCGCCCTCGTGCTTGCCGTAATAGTGATAGAGGCCGTCGAGCATCTTTTGACGATACGCGCCCTCCGGCGTGTTTGGTCTGAAATGCTCCCATCCGTTTTCAGACGTTGCGGCGCAAATCTTCCGCCCGTCAGCGGCAAAGAGAAAGCCGTCCCGCTCCGTTACGGTCGTACCGTATCGGAGGTTAAAGGCTCCGTCGATGCCCTCGGCCTTAAAGCGCCGATAAGCGACATATTCCATAGCTTACCCTCCCTTGAATAATTCACGATAGAGCCGCTCGACGCTCTGCTCCATGTGGTACGAGTGAAATCTTTTCATGTGTCCCCGCCATGACACGAGGGACGTTTCCACGTCCGCCGCCGTCATTCTGCCGGAGTCCACCCAACGCCGGAAAATGCGTAGCTTTGCCCTCATGTGCCGGATACCCTTGTACGTTGCCCGGCGGACGACTTTCCCGTTTGCGCCATACCGAAAGCGCACCTTGACGAATGTAAAGCCGCGCGTGAGCTTGATAATCTGCGTCTTTTTCGGATTGAGGCGGATACCGTGCTCGGCGCATAGCCGCCGGAGCTCCCGGAGGCAAATCTCGAGCTTTTCCTTTGACTCGCTGATAATACACCCGTCGTCCATATAGCGAGCGTAATACTTCATGCCGAGCACGTCCTTGATATAGTGGTCTATCCTGTTCGGCAGGGCGAGCGCGGCAATCTGCGAGACTTGGCTCCCGAGGCCGAGCCCCACGTCGCCGAAGTTCTGAATAAAATATTTCGAGAGCGCGACGAGGCGGTCGTCGATGCCGCTCCGCTCGAACTCTCGAAAAACGGGCTCATGCTGTGCCGTATCGAAATACTTTGAAAAATCGAATACGAGGACGTAGCCCTCCCGCCCGTGTTTTCTGTAATGCTCCGCGAGAAAGTGCGTCACCCGGGATACGGCGAAATCGTACCCTTTGCCGCGCAAGCTCGCTCCGTTGTCGTAAATGAATGACCGGGAGAGCATCGGCACGAGGCAGTAATCGCACAAGCACCGTTGTACGACGCGCTCGGAGATATGGACGCTCCGAATATGCCTCGGCTTTCCCCGCTCCACAATATCGAACTCGTAAAAGCCCTTGGAGCGGTATCTCCCGGCTATCAATTCCTCGTGTGTCTTTGTGACGTTGGCAAGCGAGGCGGCTTTGTATCGCTGTGTGCTCGCTTTCCACCCAACGCCACGGACGGAGGCGCGGTAGCTCTCATAGAGCCGCTCGAA